TGGTGCCGGGTATTGGCTCGTATGGCGGATCGCAGTAAACGACATCACCATCACCCGCCAGCCTGAGAGTACGTTCGAAACCCGCAGTCATAAATACGCACGCGCGAGACTTCTTCCTGAATGCCCTGATCTCTTCTTCCGGGAAATATGGGGCTTTATACTTTCCCCATCCAACATTGAAAAAACCGTCAAGGTTGTAACGCATCAGACCGTTAAAGCAGTGCCTGTTGAGATAAAGGAATGCGGCTGCTCGTTCTGTCGCATTCAGTTTCTGGGCGTTGAATGCTTCACGAATTACTGTGTAGTTTTCGGCATCATTCAGATGTCTGAAAGCTTTTATTGCCTCTGCGATTACCGAATCAGGCACTACGGCCAGCATCTGGTACAGGTTAATCAGGTCGGCGTTGACGTCAGCCAGAAGGAAACGTTCGTGCTTGTCTGAGTTGAGAAACACCGAACCGCCGCCCACAAATGGTTCTATCAGTCGTTTACCTGCCGGGATAAGACGATCCAGTTCCGGCAGCAGCGAATATTTACCGCCTGCCCATTTCAGGAACGGGCGGCGCCAGGTGCGCGGAACACTTTTTTCAACTGGTAGTACTGCCGTTGTTGCGTGCGTCATCGCCACTGCTCCCCGAACGTGAAGCCAATCTCCTTTAGCGCTTCGTCCATCTTTTCGATAAATTCCGGTACCATTTCATTGAAGAGGGACGTGTATTTGTCGTCGCGCTCAACAACCACGTGGTGAATGCCTTCTCGCTTCATGCGCGGGTCATAATTCGCGAAATACCAGGCATCTCTCCCGGTTACCCACATGCTGAATTGCACCTGGGCCATATAGGCGGATTTGATAGCCTCGAAGCCGCCAAGCCTGAATTTCATAAAGTCGCGAGAGGTGAAAGGGCACTTCAACTCAAGACCGCGGCCATCACTGCACAGGCCGTCAGGAGAACAGGCGGTACGCATGCCCTCGTCACGGAAAAGGATCGGCGATCCGGTGACCTTCACGTCAGTGGTGAACTCAAACAGGGTGCGAGCATCGTCCTCATACTGTTTCCCCCAGGCCAGCGCCCTGGCGTTAACTTCCGGCGCCACGCCGGTGCAAACTTCAGCAAGAAGGGTGAGAAAGTAGGACATCTTCATATCAGTCCACTTCTTGCCCGACTTTGGCCTGGAAATGACGTTGTGAACTTCGGAAGCAGTGATGACACCGAGGCGTAGACGGTGCCATGCTTCATCACCTTGCTCGATGTTGCTAACGTCAATACCTGTACGAGCCAGGATAATTTCTGGTGTCATGCTTCCACCTTCTGTTCTGCTGCTTTCTGCTTCAGGAATCCGAGGGCTTTCACTGCTTCGATTTGCGTAAGATCTGACGATGCACCAATATCGCGGCGGAAGATTTGGGAGCAGAGCGGCAGCAGATCGTCATCCCATGTTTTATTCAGGGTGATCAGCAGATCATTAATTTCCCGCATGGTTTCATCGCTAACCGGAGTGATGTCGCGTTCCGTCTGGCGATCTGTGGTATACGTGGTATTTTCGACAATGCGTTCGGCCTCATCCTTGTCGTAGATGCCTGCGAAACCGAAGGCAAGACGGGCGCACTGGATCATTGCTTTGTGTCGCAACATCCGTTTGGGATGTGACTGCCACGGTCCAGTAATCTCACGACCATCACGGGTTTTGAATGGTTCCCGGCGACATTCATCCATCCATTCGGTAACGCAGATCGGATGGTTGCGGTCCTTACGGTAAATCCTGCATGTACATGATTCGTTATCCTGCTCAAAATCCATGCCGTCAAACTGCTGGTTTTCGTTGATAATACGGGACCAGCCATCAACACCCACCACAGGGACGATCCCGTTCTGCTTATCAGGAAAGGCGTAAATTTCTTTCGTCCACGGATTAAGACCGTACTGGTTGGCGACTATCAGTAGCGCAATAAACTGCGCATCACTGGCATCACCTTTAAACGCTGTCTGGCGCAATGTGGTGATCAGTTCCTGCGGATCTACAGAATCCATTCCTACACGTTCAGCCAGTTTTCCTGCCAGTGTTGCGAGTGCTGTGCTCATTTGTCTTATTCCTCTGATTCAATATCAATTTGATGCAGGGAAAACACCTCAACCATGTACCGCACAAACTCCGACGCGCGCTCCTGGAATTCGACATCGTCATCAAATGCCCGACTGATCGCTTTTTTGTTGGCGCCGTGACGCGGTAGCTCGTCCATACACAGCGACTCCAGCATGTGAAGCGACAGTCCTTTCTCCAGATCGTCAGCAAGTTCTGACTCTTTCTCTTCTCTGGCGATTTGCTGGTAATGCTGGGTCCAGTCCTGAGCCTCGATCCGGTCGTAAGTGAGATATGCGTTCATGGCTGAACTCCTGAATTTTGTTTGCAGAATCCCCGACACCATGTGGTCTGCCAGAATCTGTGCAGTATTTCGTTTTGCTGGTTTTTCCTGCTAATGGGTTGCAGGTTTGCCGTGTTGGTTGAGGTAAACCTCGATCTCGTCGTTGGTTGTCCGCAGGCGTTCGAAAAGGGCAAACAAGTACAACCCTTTTCCTACGTTTGCAGATGCGCGGTATGTGCGCCCCTGGTACTTAACCAGCATTCCCGGTACAACGCTGGTTCTTGGTAATGTTGTTGTGCCGTAATTAGTCATCTCATCCTCGTGCCGATATCGCCCGGCCAGCGGAACATTGTTTAAACCTTCTGCGCGTTAACTTTTCCACCTCATTCCGGTCTTCGTATGCCCCGGACGGCTACTTCGTGGGCGTCCTGCCTGGGTGGTTCGCGATACAGTTTGATAGTAATGATTAAATCACTGGTTTATGATCATGTCAATAAAAGGTTGATGATGATTGTAAACATACGGTTTATACATCGGTGTTTTGTGAAGTGTCTGACGGAATGAAGGCAAAGTTTATGCGCTGTTATGGTACGGAGCGTGTAATGAGGGCTAAGGTCTTGGTCTGCTGTGGTGTCTGAATGGAAGTGGGATAAAAAACCCGGCTTTGTAGCCGGGTTAAAAATTACTCGGTAAGAATAAGAACCCGATCAGCTAATTTTTCAAACTGATAAGCAAATTGGTCACGACTTTCCCGCATAGTGTTTAATGCATGACCAAATTGACCTGCTTCCGCAATTTGTTGATTTGTTAATGAGAATACTGGTGTTGATAACCGTTGGCTGATTGCAATCAGAGAGTTGAAGTCAGATATTTGAGCCAGATTATAAGCCGATAAATCAGAGTCAGTTTTAGCTAATGCCTCTTGAACGCTCTCTCGGGGCATTACACAGTTCAACTCTAACAATTGTGGTACTAGGATTTTATCCACGGCTTGGCTAATGTTATCAATCCATTTCTCAAAAGATTTCGCTGGAGATCCGTTACGAGGTCGGTATCTTTGCTGAATCGTTCCTAAAAATTTAGGGCTATTACCAATTGATCTGGCAGCGCTAGCATGTGATTCATTTTGTGCTTTAAAATTACGAATCTCGCGATACCATTTAAGAATATTAGTTGATAATGAACTAACAGCTTGCCAACAGAAAAAATCTGGTGCTGTTGGTACAATAAAGTAATCGCTCGACATAAGCATAACTTCATTCAAACCACCAACGTTTGGGCTCAAATCGTAGAGGATATAATCAACTTCATTATGAGCTGCTATAATTTGAAGAAGCTTGGGGAGGTTACCTGGAATATTTCTTGTGGCAGGAATACCAGCAGCGATTTTAAGAGAAACGCTGATCTGTGAGTCTAAATCAGATACGCTTAAATGGCCGGGTAACAAAAAAAGATTTTCATTTAACGTGGGGGTCAATTTACCTTTATCTTGTGAAAGATAGGTTTCAGGTTGGCCACCATTAATGAGATAGTCGACTATTGGACCCATTGTCAAATTTTCACGACTCTCGTAAAAAGTTTCAAGGCCTTCATCCATTTTCTCAAAACCAAGGACCATGCCGCTTAGGTTACATTGAGAATCAAGGTCAACCATTAAAACTTTCTTGCCCTTGCTGGCAATACTCCATCCCAGATTAAAGGTAGTGGTAGTTTTACTAACTCCCCCTTTGTGATTAAAAAAACAAATAGACTTAGGCAAAGTCACATCTCCAGAAGAACGCGGTGTAGACATAATAAGATCCTTGATTATATCACTAAACAATCTATTTTTCAGATAATGCTTCTTTTACTTTTCATCAACATCTAAGATTTTTAATTTGCGAAACATTCGACTATATTAGGAGTTTTGTGTGATATTCACCCATAAAAAATAATCACTCTCTATGAGTTCGAATCCGTCCTTTCATGTATTTCTCATACAACTCGTCCAGCTCTTTGAGGCGGATAGAGAAGATACGTAACATATTTTGCTGTTCTTCTTCTGGCAGTTGGCGATATAGCTCTAATAGACGCTGTTCATTGGGTTTTAATCCATCTGTTTCACTAACTTCTTCACCAAGTAGCCATGCAACAGAAATTCCAACTGCATCGGCTATGGCCAAGGCAGACTTTTTACTGATCACACCTTTTTTGAACCAGCCGTTTACCGCCTGGGGTGTAACTCCGGCTATGCGTGCCATGTCTGCTTTGGTGATACCGCGATCAGCGATCTCTGTAAGCCGCTCTACCAAAGCGAGGTTGGGTTCTTCTTTTCTCATAGGGCCATTGTAAATATTTGATTTATACATGCAATAAACCTTTTATTTGCATTGTTTGTAAATCTGTGGTTTACTTTTTGGGGTAAACACCCAGGAGAAGCATATGTCTGCACTTGATAAAGCAATTAAAGCTGCTGGTTCTGCCAGAAAACTCAGTCACGCGCTTGGAGTAACAAGTATGTCTGTGAGTCATTGGAAAAATCGTGATCACGGAATGGTCCCACCAAACTACATCTTCCCAATATTCAAGATGACAGGAGTCACGCCACACGAACTGCGTCCTGATCTCTACCCAAACCCAACAGATGGATTACCAAGCCAAGAGGCATCAGCCAAATAACCATAGAGGATATTTACCCATGGAGAACGCAATTGCACGAAAGTTAGACCCACCAGAAATCAACCCGGTTGAGATAGAGAGTGTCCTGCTCAACCGGCTTGCATCAGTAGGGCAGAAATCATACGCCGAGCATATGGGCATCAGCGAGTCGACAGTCAGCAGGCGTAAAGCTGAGGGATATTTCTGCAACATGGCGAAAGAGCTGGCTTTTCTTGGGATTCAGGCCGCGCCACCGGAGGCGGTACTGGTATCCAGAAACTATCTCACAGCCGTAGAGATTCTCGCTGATGCCGGGCTAAAGGCTGAACGAGCCAGGCCGGATGCGCTGGGGTGGGACTGAAAATGGCAGCAACCAAAAAGGCGAAAGCCGCGGTGAGGGGTCACCAACGGCTTTCTGGTGGAATTAACTGGATCAATTCACAGGAGTAATTATGGCAAATACTGCCGAAGTAATCAATTTTCCTGTGCCTGACGTGGCACATAAGGAGCCGCGCGTGGCAGATCTCGATGATGGGTTTACGCGCATCGCCAATGAGATCCTTGAGGCTGTAATGCATGCAGGTTTGTCGCAGCATCAGCTTTTGGTGTTCATGGCTGTCATGCGCAAAACATACGGCTTCAATAAGAAATCTGACTGGGTCAGTAACGAGCAGATCTCGGAGCTGACCGGCATTCTCCCTCATAAGTGCTCAGCTGCAAAAAGCGTCCTGGTTAAGCGGGGGATATTAACTCAAACCGGTCGTGTTATCGGGATTAATAAAACGGTCAGCGAATGGTCATCTTTACCTGAAAAAGGTACAGAAAAAAAACTTACCTGAAAAAGGTAAATTTACCTGAATCAGGTAAGAAAAGTTTACCCGAATCAGGTAACGGCTATTACCCAAATCAGGTAAACACAAAAGACACTATTACAAAAGACAGTAAAGACAATAGTAATAACCCCCCTAAATCCCCCCGGGCGGTTTCGTTCGATGCGTCAAGTGTTCAGTTGCCTGACTGGCTGTCTTCGATCACCTGGTCTTCATGGGTTGAATACCGCCGTGACCTGAAAAAGCCGATTAAGTCTCAGCAGACCGTGACGCAGGCTATCAACCTGCTCGACCGCTGCAGGCTGAACGGATACACACCTGAAGAAATTATTAACCGCAGTATTGCGAATGGCTGGCAGGGTCTGTTCGAACCTGACGGACAGGCGAAGCGCAGCAGAGATATCGATCAGGAAAGTATCCACTGGAACAGCCCGGATGCATGGAGGGATTTCCTATGAAACCTGAACTCTACCGCGCAATAAACAATCGGGATGGCGCAGCGATGGCAAGCATAGCCGGGGGCAACCCTGAGCATGGCCGGGTTGTGAATTCAGACGCTGAGCGCCTTGTTGACGCGCTGTTCATGCAACTGAAGCAGATTTTCCCGGCCGCGACGCAAACCAATCTCCGCTCCGATGCTGACGAGCGAGTAGCTAAGCAGCAATGGATAGCGGCATTTTCAGAAAATGGCATCCGCACCCGCAAGCAGCTATCCGCCGGAATGCAGAAAGCCCGTTCCAGCCAGTCTCCGTTCTGGCCGTCGCCAGGTCAGTTTATTTCGTGGTGCCGTGAGGGGAGTGGAGTACTCGGGGTCAGTGTTGACGACATCATGGGCGAATACTGGCGTTGGCGGAAGCTTGTTTTCCGTTATCCGACCAGTGAGCAATTCCCCTGGAGGGATAAAAACCCGCTGTATTACCACGTCTGCCTGGAGCTGCGCCGCCGTGGAACTGAGGGGCAATTAAGTGAAAAGGAACTTATCCGGGCCGCTGGCGATATCCTACATGACTGGGAAAAGCGAGCTCTTGCAGGTAAACCCATACCGCCTGTTCGTCGCGCTTTATCCGCGCCGTCGCGGGATCGCGGTCCAACGCCAGCCGAGATGTTAATGGCGAAATACAAACAACGCAAAGACGCCGGTCTGATTTAACAGGAGCAACCAAATGAAAGAACGTGGAATAACTGATGGTTTAACCATGAATCAGCTTGCGGAACGTAATGCTGAACACGTAACTACCATAGCGGCACTGGAATCCAGATGCGCGGCGCTGTCTGCAAAGCTGAGCATGATTAACGACCTTATGGAAGCCACCGAACAAGCAAACAAACTGGCGCAGGACGCAACGGAAAAGCTGGTTCAGGAGCGTAATACGCTGGCTGCGGAGAATGCGGGGCTGAAACACGCAATGGCCGTAACTCTTGAGCATGTGTCGGTCACGGACGCAGGACAGGCCGGAGTAGCTGCGATGATTATCAATGATGCCCTGCACCACGGCGAAACCCCAGCCACCGACGCTTTCCTGGCTGAGGTGCGTGCGCAGGGTGTGGAGATGTTCGCAGATAAATACAGGGCGCAGCTCACCGCATTGCCAACAACTTCAGAAAATATTTTTGATGCAGCGCATGTGAGCCTGCGCTACCAGATTTTTGATGCTGACGAGTTCGCCGCCCAGCTTCGCAAAGGAGTGCAGTCATGATTACGGGAACCTCAAATTACGACGAAGTGCCGACGATACCCTGCAAAATCTGCGGCGGTTATTTCAAAGCCGATGATCCAGAAAATCACAAATGCGAGGGGCCAGCCCAATGAGCAACATCGACAAACGTGCGCTGCGTGAGCGCTATTCACCAAAACCTGCACCTGAATGCCACATTTGCGGCAAAGAAATGACAATACAGCGCATGTCTGCCAGTCGAATTACCTATGGCTGCACGGGCGCGACCTACGACGATAAAGGTTGCCACTACGCAGAAGGCCGCAGTATCGCAGATGACCATTATGAACAGTCTCGCGTCACTGTCGTCGATGTGAGCGACCCGGATGTGCTGGCGCTGCTGGATGAGCTGGACAGCGCCAACGGTTACGCCAGCGCATACGAGGCTGAAAAATGGCATTACCACGGACTGGCAGAGTCTGAGGGTGAGCGAGCAGATCGGGCAGAAAAGCAAGTGGAAGAATTAACGATGTGGATTAAGCGCCTGGCCTACTCGCTTAGAAACACCAGACCAGACAGCAAGTTACATATCGATGCAATGGACTATTTGAGCAGCAAAGGGTTAATCAGTGTGGAGGATGTATTGAGATGACCACTATTACCAAAGAATGGCTACAGCAAACCATCGCTGAATTTGAGAACACTCGTGACGATATTCCGTTTGGACTGAGCGATGACGACGCCAAAATTCTTATTGTGCTGAAGCAGACACTGGCAGCGCTTACCGCTGAACCTGTGCGATATCTAAATAAATTTTCAGGTACATGCGTGACGTTAGAGCAGCAGTCAAACGCTGCTGATGATGTTGCCGTGTATATGCCGTTATATGCTTCCCCGCCAGCTTCAGAACGCGAACAGGTTCGCCGCGAGCACGCCGAATGGTCTGATAAGACGTTCGGCGATGTTGGGCCAGTAGGGCCGCTGAAACATCTCTCAAAAGAAGCATTGGAAACTGCCGCAGAACCTGACGACCTGAGCGAGTGGGCCGATATGCAATTCCTGTTATGGGATGCGCAAAGACGTGCTGGTATCAGTGACGAGCAGATTACCCTGGCGATGGTAGAAAAGCTGGCGGTGAACAAGAAGCGCGAATGGCCTGAACCGAAAGACGGCGAGCCACGACTGCATATCAAAGAGCAGCCAGCGCCGGTAGTGCCGGATGAAATGGCGACATCTGATGACATGAATCTTTATCAAAAGAGCTTTGCGCAAGGCTGGAACGCCTGCCGAGCTGCCATGCTTCAGGGTGGCCAACCTGTAAGTAATCGTGATGAGTTGAGCTCCCCAGTAATTCCGGATGGCTATGCGCTGGTGCCGATCGTTCCAACCGAGTACATGGTGATTAACGGCTTCGAGTCTGAGCCAGATCCACATTTCAGCGACGAAAAAGTGTGGGCGGAATACGAAGCGTTAAGCGGGTGTCGACGGGCTGCGCGACGGGCTGAGTTGTGCTGGGCGGCGATGATTAAAGCGGCACCAAAACAGGAGGGAAATGATGGATGAACTGGCCTGACGCATTTTTATATGTCGGGATAGCGTGGGCTTTTGCATATGCCATAACGCGCATCTGAATAATTAATTAACCGTAAAAACGTTTTTAAACACCGCTCACGCGGCGGGATTCGTACAACCTGAATTATACAAGGTGAAAAATATGAACCAGACACTGAATAAATCCATTAAAGAGAAAATCGTGGATAATGCACTGGCAAAAGCTGGTATTCCGCAACGGAAGAAAGCCCTGCGTGCTGCCCGGGCAGACTGGGCGGAACGTGTAAGGCTGGCGGCAATTGGCGGACCGGAAGCCGAGTCTGAGGTATTAAAAACCGAAAAGAAAATTGCAGCGCTTATTGCGAAACTGCCCGAAGAACTGAGGACAAACTATACGTTTGTCAGATATGACAGCGATATTTATCTGAATCTGGCGGGTTCGCGTGTTACTGCATACTTCAACGGCAATTACCGGCACAATGAGCCGGGTTCACCAGACCATATCCAAAAAATAACCCCCTATGAATACACCTTACTGGCAGATGACCCACTCGTTACCGAGTTCTACAGCTTCGATGCGCTTTACAGGGAAATAAAAAGCGACGAAACAGACATCCGCCAGAACGTCACCGCCGCACTGGATAAAGCCAGAACGGTTAAGCGACTGCTGGAACAGTGGCCTGAAGCCAAAGAACTGTTACCTGCTGAAGATGCGGTTGTTCCCCTGCCTCCTGCTATTCGCCGGGAAGCGCTGAACGAGATGATTGGGCTACCTTCTGAAGCAATTCAGGAGTAGGCATTAGTACAAAATCAAAAAATACGAATCAGTGATTTGTAATCAACATTTCTTAGGTTTGTAGATATGCGAATAATAACCAGGAAGAAACCTGCGTTCACTGACCTGTACCAGACTGGTGTTCTGACGCGTATAGCAGCCGTTAAGACTGACAGTGGCGGCTGGCGCCTGTTTGGAGTGTGGCGTGATCAGGATATCGCTGTATTTGTGGAAGCGGCGCGCGGCGGCATCCGGGAATGGTCCGGTTTAAATTATCTGGCTGAGTTTGTGTTCAGTTGCGGCATTAGTCTCTGGGAGGTTCACAACAAGACGGATCGGAAAATTCCGGCATGAAGTGTTGCGTCATAACCCGCTGCGGCGGGTTTTTTCGCCTAAAATCTGATATGAAACAACATGCTAGCTTTTGCAAAAAGTGCTATTCACCTCTTGAATATTCTTTCTAACAGGTATACTGTGTTTATATACAGTAGTTAAATGTAGAGGGAATTATGAGAATTGAACTTGTTATCAGCCGGACAAAACAGCTTCCGGAAGGTGCCGTTCCTGCGCTTGAAAAAGAATTAATTACCCGTCTCCAGAATCAGTATGAAAACTGCAACTTAACCATCCGTCGAGGCAGTCAGGATGGTCTGAGTATCGTCGGTGCTGCTGATGGCGATAAAAAACGTATACAGAGCATTCTGCAGGAAACGTGGGAAAGCGCTGACGACTGGTTTTATTAACATTGCGCTTAATGCTGGCGCGCATTTTTCAGAATACCGCAATTTGCGTATCCCTTTGATGCTGCTGCCGACAATTTTTAACCGCGTCTGTACATCGCCTGAAGGGAGAACAAAAATTGAA